GTACTGAGGCAAAAAAACTTGTTCGCAAGAATGACCCAGATACAAGTCGAGAATCAGCCAGCCTTGTTGATTCAAGTAGGCTGGAGGGTATGGTTTACGAAGCCATCAAGAAGTTCGGCGATAAGGGCTGCATCAGCGACCAGATACGAGCCATGTACCCAACCTATCCCTATTCCTCAATCACTGCAAGATACCGTGCCCTGCTTGACAAAGGTTTCATTGTAGACACTGGAGAGCGTAGGCAGGGTCAGTCAGGCAGATCACAACGAGTTCTTAAAGTGGAGACAAAATGAAAAAGTTATTCCTTGACGCGCTGCTCTCAGCAGCAATCCTTGCAGGTCTTTCCTATGTCTTAACCCAATGGTGGTTCGCATGATGAATCCACTAGAAGTTGAGATTGCAAAAACCGTGTTCGCGCACCTGCCTGCAGTTGGAAATATTGGCCTGATGTCGCGTGATGAATTGGCTACTGTCCTGCATACTGCTTGCCGTGATGCTGCTTTTGCAGGCTGGGCGCATGGAACTGAGACCACGCAACGCCGCTTGGACCAAGAGCTGGCAACGCTGCGCCAAGAACTGAAAGCCGCCCAAACCGAGTTAACTTGGGAGAAAACCAAATGAGACTCATAGAAACAATTTTTGCTTTAATAGGTGTTTGCGCCACTATTACTGTGGTCTTTTTCTATATCGGCTACACCCTGTACCACCCGCCTTGCGGAAATCCGCTGGCGATCTTCACGGAGCATTGCAAATGAGCGACGAAGACGACTTTTTTATCGACGCGCTAAAGACCATCATCGGGGTTGGCTTTGTGGTGCTGGTTGTGGTTACCGTTGGTGCAGTTGTGTGGGGGTTTGTAGCATGACCGGATTTAATTCAAAGCAGCGCATGGCTGCGGACAAGATGCAGGAGCCTGTAGCTTGGCGCTGGGGCATTAAAAAACTGAATGGCGGCTATGAGTGGAGATACGCGCTCCACAAGACTCAAGATGATTCTGTGCCGTTATATGCCGCACCACCACAGCGCGAATGGGTAGGTCTGACGGAAGAAGAAATCAGAGACTGCCTTGGCCCTGAAGCTGTTTGTATTCCTCCAGGTTGGAGCCGGTTAACCCGAGCCATCGAAGCCAAACTCAAGGAGAAGAATTCTTGATCTGCCCAACTTGCTCCGCATGGACTCGCACGCTTGAGACCAGGCACAAATACGACAACCAGGTCTATCGGCGCTATGAGTGCGCTAACAAACACCGATTTTCAACTATCGAGTCAGTAAAACTAATTACACGTTCCGTTCAAAGTGCGGGCAGTCCACCAGCGATCTGAAATTTCCACCCCATCTATTCTTCGGGTAAAGGCTCTCCCAGTACGCTCCGATCGGAGCCAGGATAGCTTTGTCCCAGATAATTTTCCCGTCCTTAAAAAAGTTCAAGTCCATTGCGCACCGCTTGAGATGGATGGAGTTCATTGTCTTAGACCGGCCCGTCTTGACGTAGATGGCCTGCTGTTCGGGTGTACGCGCCAACTCGCCACCAGTGACCATAAACCCCTGCTCTGTAGCGTGCTGAATCAGCTTGCACATATCCAGCAGGAAAGCCGCTTGTTCTCGACTAAGACTCATGATTACCCCTTTTTTGAACAACTAGGTCAATGCACGTTGCGTCTACTGTCGCACCCATCTCAATGTAGTCCTGCTTCTTTGACCGCACGGCTGTCATGCATTGCTGCCTATCAGTGTAGTGGGTAAGCTGTTGCAGGAACTCGCAGTGTGCGTTCATGCAAATGTAGAGGACGGGAATAAAGATGCTCATTTTTTGTTTCTCATGTCTGCCAGCTTTTCAATGGTACGTCCGCCGAAGTACGCACCCATAATCAGCATTCCCCAATTACCTAGCAGGGTCACGTAGGACTCATTGGCGTTGTGCCCATACGCGCTCATCATGGCAAACACGGAGTACATGACAAAGATAGCAATCAAACTCATGGGTCGGATGTTCTTGGACAACCAAGAGTCGCTAGTCATATCTGCCTGCCAACGGTCTGTGATGTTGTCGGCATCAGCCTGTGCAGCCTTGGCAAGCAGTTCCAACTCAGCCATTTCCAGCTTGGCTTTTTCAATGCCGAGTTCAATCAGGCGCTCTTCATGCTCGTACTGAAGCTGCCGCAGCTTGGCAACGTCTTCGGGGGTAGGGTTGTCAGGTATCTTCACGCCCAGCGTGTTCTCTACGACTTCTTTGCCCTTGGCTTGGATAGCCGAGGACAGCAGCGTCAGCCCGTTTTCAGCCAGTGTGCCCAGCAATGCACCGATGATTGGAATCATTAGAAGCCCCTATTTGTGATAACGTGAAATGCGACACTCACCAGCGGCACAACGATAGCGGATGCACCGGAGATCCAGAGTGTATTCATGATAATTGTCACCTTCATCTCTTTGTCCTTTTGCTTGCGTTCCGCTTCTTCTCTTTCCAGCGTGTTGCGCTCTTTTGTCAGCCTAGTTCGCTCTGCCATCATTTCTTCCCAGACCGGAGCATTCCCCGAGTAAAAGAGTATGTCCTTCAGTTCCTTTTCGTGTTCCCGAAGCGCCTTGGATGCCAGTGCAATTTGGAGTGCTTCAGAACCAATTTGTGCATTCGTCTTACCTATACTAGCAATCCGCGCTTTACTGCTTGCTAGATGAACTGTGTCTGCTGCTTGATAAAAACTGCTAAATTCTTTATATAAGCTGTGGATGTCCTTACCAAGAGCGACTGCTTTTTTATACCGGCTACAGCACCTTGGGCAAGGGCAAAAGCTGTGAACGGGTCAATCATTTTTTGTTCACTACCGCCCACCGGCAGATGCGTCCGTCTTTATCCATAAATTCGTTAGCGCCCATTTTCTTGTCCTCATCTTTCTTAGGAATACGACAAATTAAAACCGTCTTTGTCTCAGTACCGGGCCAAGGATTTTCAGCAGAGACGAGCGGGTCAATCACTTGTCGGCTTTGTTATCCAGCCGATCAAAGATTTTTCCGAGCATCTCTTTAACCTCTTTCATGTCATCGCGGTAGTCCATCCGCGCAACATAGACCAATGGCAGTTTACTTAAGTCTGTTTTTAGTTCCTGCACCGCCGACCACAGTTCGCGGGCAAACCATCCAGCGACAGCCAGCGCCGCGCCGAATAGGATGTTAAGTAGCTGCTGGTCCATAGCGATCAAATGCCTTGACCTGGCGTGATGTAAATGGTGGCTGCTGAAGCTGACAACCCACTAAAAAATGCACCTGATGGGAAGCGCAAAATTTGTGTTGTGCCATTAAGAATAGGTATACCAGCTGCTGGTGAACCAGCGGTTGCGGCAACAGCATTGCTGGCGGCTTCTGCGGCAGTTGAACCAACCCCCAAATGCACGATCACTGTACCTGAATTAACAATTCTTACTTGTCCAGTTTCTTGGCCTGCAAAGCGTGTGTTAATTGGTGCTTGTACACCAGACGGGGCTGAAGTTGTGGATGCGACCACGATTGTGTTGCCTTGTGGTGCAAATGCAATTTGACTATTTGTAGACATGATTTTTCCTTAAGGTTGAATTTGCGGGGTTATATCAATAATTTCTTGTTGTGCAGCTAGTTCTGCTTTAAGCGCCTTGAGCGCATCCAAACTATCTGCTGAGTCCGCAAGTAGGGTGATATCTCGTAGGCGCTGCTTCTCAGCCACGATTGCGGAGGTGTCTAAATTGGACTCCAATGCCCGCTGAAATGCCACATCCTGTGCAGCAAGCAAAGGCTCACGCTCTACGCGCAATCGAATCTTGGTGATTGCCTTGGCCTTGTCCATGTTGATGGTAATCATGCGGCGTACTCCCAAGCGTTGCGGAATGTGCGGTCTGTAGGGATGTCAGCAACATCCACAATTTTGTAAGGCTTACCAATAGGAACATCCTTGGCGGCTATTTCTTCGATGGTCAAACCGCATTCAGGCGCAGGAACAATGATGGCAACACCATCGTCTGTTAGGTAAATGATTCTTGAGTTCATGGTTATCCTTTAACGAAAAATAGCAACATTGACAATATCGCAGTCAAAAGATGTGCCACTACTAAAGCTAACTGAACGCACTTGAAGCGCAGAAGTGCTATAAGTTCCACTACCACCAGAAGCACCTATTGCAAGATACATAGAGTTTGTAGCAGTAGTAAATCTAGCTGATCCACTAACTGCATAATTAACATCGGTTATTGCAGTCGTAAAATTAACTGTGTAATCACCAGTACCATTGTCCGTAATACTCGACACATTCCCACTGCCACGAATTGCCACAGTGCCTGTGCCGTTAAAGTTCACCCAAGCACGGGCGGCGTAAAGAGGTGCTGTACCTGACACGGTAGCAAATTGTGCTGAGTCAATGTTGGGCGTGGTCAGCGTCTTGTTTGTCAGCGTCTGAGTGTCAGTCGTGCCAACCCCTGCACTACCAGAGGGCAGTGTAATCCCGGCGCTTCCGCTAAGTGTGATTGCCATAGTGGTTTACTCGTAAAGGATGTTGATAGTTCCGGCATCAAAGGTATCTGTGCCGTTGACTGTGGTGATGCGTACTCGGTCTAGTGTGCCGCCAAGGGTTATATCACCGCCGCCCCATACAGCTTCTGTTGTTGCGTCTTTTGCAGTGTGGGAAGAAACCCAAGCGTTACTACCAAGCGTTGTCATAATCAGATGCCCAGAAAGAGTGCCACCAGCGCCACCGGGGGTTCTGACGCAAAATCCCGCTGTAGAACTAATGCCTCCAGTTCCGTTTGCTTGATTTGTGCCGTTGCTAGTAGATATATACCCAGTTGTTGTGACAGAACCGGCTCCTATTTGCACCAAAGGATGCGAGCTTCCGCTTAAACTGACTCCGCTGAACATTACCGTAATGCGTTTCACCCAGCTTGGAATACTTGTGTAGTCAATGCTTGTACCGCTAGTAGACGCAACCGAAGTTCCGCTAACCAAAGCAGTTGCCCGACCAGCGCCGCCCCATAGCGGATACCAAGAGGTATTGCTAGCGCGATATACCCACGACAGGGGCTGATTAGGTATCAGTTGCACCGCAGGGCCAACAACCGTGCCGCCATTGCCCGACATTGTAAGCGCGGTCACTTGCTGCGTAGACTCTACCGTGATGGTCATGCCATCCGCAGGTGAGGCAGGCATCGTAACCGTCCCTGTAGCCAATGTGCCAGCGGGTTCAATAATCAGCACCTGAGTGCCAGCAGCAAAGGTGTAGCTGAAGCCCGTGGTAGGGGCTTGGTAGTCGTAGGCTTGGAGCAGCCCGTTTGTGCCTGATATTACGGCGCTCATGGCTGTGCTTCCGGCGTTTCTGCCACAGGCTCAGTTGGCTGTGCTGCAAGTTCTGCCGCTACTGCTGCATCATGTACGGCTTGTTCTTCGGGCGTGTACTCCACCTGAGTGGTTACGCCTGTTTGTAAGTCAACTACGATTCTATGTGTCATGATTTATCCTTTCGGGTATTTGGCTTTGACTGCCAAGCAGTCGGCAATGTATTTGTCAATTTGCGCTTGGTCACCTTTGACTACGCCGTCAAGGTAGTCGGTCATGGGCGGGTACTCAGCAGCGCGTTGGCGCTTGTATGCAGTGGGGTCTACCCAAGCAGCGACTGCGGCAAGGTCAATGTCTATCTTGTTTCCATCCTTGTCCATTGCTCCAGCGGTGTCATCCACAGACACCACATTTGAGTAAAGCGCATATATTGCTTCGTGGTTCATGCCGCTATCTCCATTACTGTGATTGTTGATGCTGACCTTACTGTGTAGTTTGCGTTTACGTCAAGAGCAGTTCCATTTAAATAAGCATTTGCTGATGGCGTATACATTTGCACTTTATAAGTTGTTGCGGATGTTGTTGCTGGGCTATCTAAAAAGTTAGCACTAGGATTATTTAATCCGTTTCCGTCTCTTGTTGACATTCCACCAGTACCTTGCATTCTAGAACCACCACCAGAATCACCTATACAAATAGCGGTACTTCCTCTGACTAATTGAAAGCCCCATCCAACGGTTTCGCTACCACTAAGAGAAACAATAACAAGAATTTTGCTTGTTACAGATGATGGTGTAATAGAAACAGATAGCCCTGTCACATCAACATAAGATGTGCTAGAAGTTGAAAAAGTATTTGTTTTAGTTGTACTTACAACTTGCAACACCGTTCCTGGCGTTTTGTTTGAAAGCAGTGTCCCCGTCACCGCTGGCAACGTAGATGTGAAGCTACTGGCGCTGTTGGGCGAGGCAATGGTGAATACACCAGCCCCTGCTGCATTGCCTGTAAGTGCGATTGAACTCATGTGTTCTCCTTAGACAACTGACCAAGTGGAGCCGGACGGAACGGTCACAACTACACCACCCGCAATTGATATAGGTCCAAACGAACCAGCGTTTTGACCAGCGGTGATCGTATAGCTGTTGTTTACTGTTTGCCCGTTTTCAAAAAAAATCTCATCGCCGCCAGCACCTGTTGCGCCGCCTCCACCGCCAATTGCTCCCCAAACCGTGCTAAATCCTTCAAAACCGCCTGTTGTTAAGTTGTAGCGGATGTAGCCAGCACTAGGAGCAGCATCCCGTTGCGCCGTTGTGCCTGCGGGCAAGTAGGCCGAGCCAGTAGATGACGATTGAGCCACCACGTTTGGAGCAGCGACAGTTTGATTTGGGAAAGAACCAGTGATGCTGATATTCGAACCAGCAATTAAGCTAGGTGTGGATGTGCCAGTCCCTCCTTCAGCAACTGGCAAAATCGAAACTACGCCAGACCCTGCACTAAAAACTATACTTCCGTTTTTATTAAGTATCTGAATGCTGTAGTCAGTATTGTTGACATAAATTTTTGCCGGTGTACCTTGATAAACAGGGAAACCGTTTAAGGTCCGAATCGGCTGCGCTGCTGATATTGAAAAGGCTTGGTCAAAGAATGTTGCAATCGGGTTTGTGACCGGATTAAGATTATTCACACCAATAAAAATGTATCCATTTTCTAGCGGTGAGCCATCCGCATCCGTAAAAATGGGAAATGGTGGTTCGATTGTTACTGCGGACATTTATTTGTTCTCCTCGTCAAATTGGCGCTCGGCTTGGATTGCTGATTGGAGCCATTGCATCCTTGCGTCAAGTGCTTTGGGTAGTTTGATTGCATCTGCAAATTTCTGGAATGATTGTGACATAGCTGCACGACGAAGAGATGCCGCGCTGGGTACTTTGCCTGCTGCTTCAACTGCAAGGTTTTGGAATGCTTCATCAGCAAAAAGTTTTCCTGCTGCCTTCACTCGATCTTCAGCACCTGTTGACATGAATTTAAGGATGTCAGGGGCCACTGCACCACCGCCAGGAACCATGCCTGTAACTGTCGTAACAATGCGCTGAGTGATGGTGCTATCCATGACCTTGCCAATAAGACCTTCAGGATTTCCAAATGCTTGATTTGCCTTGCCAGTGGTCAGGACATTGGCTCTGGCCTCAGTGATGCGCTTAGAGACCTCAAACAAGTCACGCAGTACATTTGCCGAGTCTTTGCCCAGCGTGTCCACAATGGTTTTGTAGACTTGTGGATTAGCACGCAGCTTGGGGTAGATGTCGGCAAACTCAGAGAAACCAAATCCACCCTTTTCAGCACCCCTAGCCGAGCGTGTGACGGATGCTAGCGCGGTGGCTATTGTCTCTTTGCGTAGGTCTTCAGGGACAGTCTTGAGCAGGCGGATAAATTCACCCGCATCGCCCTTGGCAGCGCCTGTGATGACAGTACGCATCTTGTTAGCCAAGCTACCCTCAATGTCATTGCCAAACGCATTCACAATGCGCTTACCCAATGCACGCTCTTTAGCATAAATCAGATTGGCAGAACGTAGTTGCTGGCGCAGTTCCTCACCACCTATTCTTCCCACGTTTGTTAATTGATCTTCGGCTAGGGCCGCATACAGGCGCTTGAGGTCTGCCTCGGCCATACTTCCGTATGGAGACTCCATCTTGTTGAGGGCTTTTCCAATCAGACTTTTTTCGCGCAACAATCGGCCATAAGTAACACCAGGCTGTGTTGCAAGCTCAAGCAATTCTTTCTCTTTTGAGGATAAACCTTTGTCACCAACCTCGGTCATTACTTTCTGTAGCGTTTGCTCTAATTTATTTAGACTAATGACTGTGGATTTTGGCACCGCCGCATCAACTTCATTGTAAATTTTGCCAGCCGCTGCATTAAGGTCTGATCTTGTCTTAGTCAGCGAGTCTTTAATCTTTTGCGAGACTACGCCAGGTGCGACTGTGCCCTCAACAAATGTGGCATCAAACTGCTTGATTACATCGTCGGCCCTGTCTACGGCTTGAGTAACGGTGGTGCGCCATGCTGCTTCGGCCTCTCCAGCCGCCAAAGAACGGGTTAAGCCTGCGGCTGCACGAACCTGTGGATTGTCGCTAAACACATCAGCAGGCAGTTGGATGCCAAGCCTATCTGCTGCTTCCTTTGCTGCCACGTTAATTTGGGCAAGATCAGCCAATTTATCGCGTGCTGCTGCGGAACCAAACCCTGTGCCAGATGCCTTTTGAACCAGATTATTGACAATCTCTGTGGTCACCGTAGTTGTTGTAGTTGGTGGCACTGGTGGTACCGGCGGCGGCGGTGGCTCTGGCGTTGGTGTACCTGCTGGAGCTTCTGGCGCTTCTCTAAAGAATGATGGTTCTGGTCGTTCTGCTGCTGCTGCTGGTGGTTGTGCCGGTGCGCGGGCTTGTATGCCTCTTTTGACTGCTTGGACTACCGGAGGTACCACGCGCTGTAAAACCTGCCCTGCTGGGCCTAAGGCTGTTGCTGCTCCAACCTCTACGGGACTGAATTGCCCACCCGTTGCTGCTTGGCTTGCTTCGATGACCGCTTGGGTTGCGCCAGAACCGGCCGCGGCATAAGGAATAGTTGCTGCACGACCTGCTGGCGTGAAGGCTGCTATTGTTGCCCCTACCCGTGGCACATCTTGCATGGTCAAGCCTGGCTCAATAACGTATTCTTTTCCATCCGTAGGCGAGCGTAAAAATACGGTGCCTTGCTCGTCTAGGCGATAAGTTAAGCCAGGGAAATTAGCTGCAAAAATCTGAGCGCGTTCTTCGGAACCAGCCATTAGCCCGCCAAGTGCTGACTTTAGTAAACCAAAGGACATTTGGTTAGTCTCTGGCATATCGTAGATTGTTCGCTTTTCAGCAAGTGCCGCAGCAACCTCTGGCGATGCAGAGCGCTTGCTACCTGTGACCTGTTCAGCGATGCCTTCAAAAAAGCCTTGCATGAAGCCCGTTTGTGGCTGTGATGCTGCCCATTCCTCAGGCGACAATGGTGGTTTATTAAGCGCTGCGGTAAGTGCTTCAGAGGATGCCGCAGCGGATGCTGCTGGCGCAACGGCTGTAGCCGGTGTAGCGTCTACCTTAACTCCTTTGGCAGCCAATTCTCTGACGATTGCATCAACATCACTAGCAGCGCGAGTATCGCCAGCATTCTTTAAGACTTGAGCAGCTTCCAGTTCTTTCAGCAGAATTGGAATAGCCTCTTGGTCGCGGGCAGACTGGGCACTAGGAGCTACTTGCGAGCTTGCCGCAGGAGCCGCAGAAGCTGCAGGCGCAGCCTGTTTAGGCTGAGATGCTAGCCATTCTTCTGGACTCATTTAGCCCCCACATTTTGCTTGTAGTCGCTCCACTGCTTATCAGTGAAGTTTGGAGGACGGGTGTAGGTCATGTCACCAACTTTTACAGTATTTGGTGATGATGCTGGTGTTTCTCCTGTTGGCAAAGCCCTAACATTATCTAAAAACATTTGCGCCGTTGGACTTTTTGTAGATGCAGACCTTAAAAGGTTTGTGCTTTTTTCGTATTGCGCTCTTGCGGCACGGTCTGCAACATTCAAAATAATTTCCAATTCGCCTTTCGTAAATGAAATATCGCCGCTTCTTGCTTTCAATAAAAGAGCCTGCTCTGCATCGGTAATTGCGCCTTGCCCTGTTAGCATAGAACGTGATTTCAATGCCATTTCAGAAAGCCCTTGGATTAGTTCTCGGGTTGCGTTAATTCGCTTGTCGCCAGTAAATCCAAAAAATTCACCAATCTGACTTGCAGTTAAACGAGCATTTGCTAGTGGGCCTATAATTGCATTTTGTAGTGCTGTTCTGTATCTTGGAATGTCTTGAACTTGAGTAGCTGCTGAATTAGCTTGTTCGTATAAATCCGGCACTAATTTGCCTAATTCATCTTGTGCTGTTTTTTCTAAGTTTGTTATTTTTATTTCTGTAACCGCAGGCGGTGGTCTTTTTAGAACCTGCAATGTGTCAAATGTTGTTCTTTGTGCTTCCGTTAAATTTCCATAATCAATTGCTTCTTGCACGGCTGGCGCAAGTTTTGGTTTTTTCGCTTCGGCAATACGAGCTTCAACAGTATTAGCAGATACTTTAGCATCTGCCTCTTTTTCTGCGGCTTGTGCCTGTGCTAACCTAAGTTCTGCCGCTGCTTTTTCTGTTGCATTACTGGCGTTAGCTAATGCAGTTTTTGCATCTGAAGTAGCCTTTGCTGCATCTTGTTGGGCTTTTGTGATGTTTGAAATTACAGTATTAGCTGCTACATCAGCATCTGCTTTTGCCTTCCTAGCTTGAGCCTGTGCTTGCTCGCGTTCAGCGGCTGCTTTAGAGATTGCATCTGGTGCTGTTCGAACAGCCACGTTTGCTTTTGCTACTGCTTCATCTGCCGCAGCTTTTTCTTGTCTAATTTTTATATCTACAGTGCCAGTTGCTACCTTTCCTTTTGCCTCTGCTTCTGCTGCTTGGCCTGCTGCCATGGTTACTTCGGATGGTGCTTTTAAAGCGGCTACACGTGCATCCACTTGCTTTTTAAAACGGTCAGGGTCTGCCATAGACAATGCATAGTTCACCCCAGCTTGAGCACCTTTTATGTTTCCAGCTACAAGCGCATCTAATGTTCGCTCATAAATACCAGTAGGCATGTTTTTATCTTTACGCGCTACGATAATGTTTAGCAATCTTTCCCGAGCAATTTCTGGCCTGTCATTTTCCAAGGCCATAGAAACTTCAAAACCCTGATTGAATTCGTTGGTTGCCGCAACATCACCGTATCCTTTGCGTATCTCAGCAAAAGCCTCACGCTGCTGCGGGTATTTGCCGATCATGTTGCTCCAAGTTTCTTGCGTTGGATTGTCTAAGGCAGCTTGCAGATCAGTCTTATATTCCTCTTTTAATTTTTCTGCCTGTACGCGCTTTTGCCGGTCTGCTAACACTTGACCAAATTCGGAAAATTGCTGGGCAATATTGACCTGCGGAAGAATTCCCGCATAGTTGATAGGTGGTTGTAGTGGATTGATTGCCATGTCAATACCTTAAAAAGCCGCAATAGTTCTGCCAATACCAAGGACATCGCCAAACATTTGTCGCCCAACGTTGCCCTGTGCTATTTGACCGCCAGCGGTGGCTGCTGCTTGGTTCGCAAGCAAGTTTCCGATATTGCTTGCCGATGCCATGCCTTGCGTTGCCTGTCCTGCTGCAGCTGATTGGCCTAATTGGGTAAACCCGCCAAGTCGCCCGTATTGTTGCTCAATCAGCGCATTTAGAACTGATGGTCTGAACTGCGATAGTGCAGCTTGGATGTTGCCGCCACGCAGCCCACCAGTAGCCGATGCCCTCTGAAGCAATGCTTCTTCGCCCTGTGCGGTAAGTGCTTTGAATGTCTCACCACCGGTAATGCGTTCGATAGCTGCACGCTCAGCTTCTGGACCACCTAAACCAATCAAGGCTTGCTGCTGGGGTAATGCTGTTGTTCCAGCCTGTATGTAAGGGGACATGAGTTCAACAAGTTTGTCAAACTGTCTGCGCTGCTCCGCAACACCTGCTCCAGCTGCACCCGCTTGAGTTGCTGCTGCTTCTTTTGCCGCTTCCCCAGCTGATTTTGCTCCAGTAATGTCGCCAATAATATCGCCGATGAAACTCATGCTGTCCCCCATTCCTGTCGGGTCATTCCCAACACATAAACGTCTTTGATTACGCCATTCTGCACACACGCACTGCGTCTGCAACCTTCTACTTTGAATCCTAGCTTGATGCAATAGTTCTTTGCCGTCTCAAGCCCTTCGATGATGTAAGCAGTCACCCGCAAGATGGGTTGAGCAAATGCCCATGCTAGGCATGCCAAGCCAAGATCACGAGATTGTTTTAGTGCTGATTTTTTTAGCAACGCATGAAGTTCTAGTTCGACTGAACTCTGCTTGATGGCAATAAACGCACCAGAGAATTTGCCATCAACCCATGCTGACAGATAGGTAACATTTGGGTGTTGGATTGGCGCAGCGGGGCGGTGGTCGTGCCCAACTTTTGTGATGTAGGGGTCAGAATAGACCTCTACCAAATGCTGTTCTGTAATGCCAACCGTGACCATGCACAACTCCTCTTCAGGGTGAGCTGCTGGTGGCCCGTTAGACTCAGCGGCTCGATTTTCGCACAATTTTACGAATCTTCATACTCTTCATCTTCCCATGCCTGACAAACACGCATGTCATTGCAGATGAAGTTCAGTTTTTCACAGTGCCCACGATAGCCGTAACCCGTGTCGTACCCAGCCATTGGGATGCGTTCAATACGCACTTGGGTCATCAGGCTGTTGTCGTAATAGCCGCAATTTGAGCAATGCTTGCGCCGTGCATCCTTTGCATCACACTGCATTGCTTCACCCAAGGACTCGTAAAACTCAGGGTTGGCCTTGGGATCATTGCTAGGTTCTTCTGGACCGTAGTGCCAATCTTTCACCGCAATCAGAAAATTTGTTTTGTTTTCTGCAACGGTCAAAAACTCCTCTTCGCTAGGCAAGCCCATGAAGCCTTTAGGGATAACCATAAATTTGTCCATGCTGTACTCCTATGTAATCTCTCGGCCTGATGCACGAATGGTCAGCGATGTTGCTGTACCCGCCAAGGTAGATATAAAACCACCAACGTCCAATGCCTGGCCTACCAATTCAGGGCAAGTGTAGGTCTCATCGGGTACGATTGTTCGCGCATCAATAATCAAGTTAGATGCTGCTGCTGACTGAGACACGGTGACCAGATTGCAACTGAAGGTCACATTGTTAGCACTGGTATTCGTAACCGTAAACTTGTCAATGATAGCCTTAACGTTCGTTGCAGTGTATTGGGTGGTCTGTGCGTTTTCTGCCTGTTTTGCAGGGATAAGCACTTTTATGATGACTGTCATATTGCACCTTCAATGTTGTTGACTGTAAGAATTATGGACGGAATCGCTGGAACTGGGGCAGTTGCTGCTACCGCCAAAACTTGAAGACTCAAATCAGTTACTGAAAACATGATCTCGATGTAATCGTTGGCTTTAAGGTCTAAAAATAAATTGTAGGCTGAAAAAATCTCTGCGTTGTTACCCTGAATTCTGATAAATCCAGCGCTGTTAGCAACATTTACGCCGTTGAGTCTGAACCAGATATAAAACTCCGCAGTGCCCCCCGATGTTTTGTCAATTTGAAAGCTAAGGGCAAAGTTGTATACACCTTCGGTATCTACAATGATTCTTGATGTAGGGCTTCCAATGAATACTCCATTGCTCAGGTCAGTCGTGTTGAATGTGATTGCTGTTGCGGTGTTAATGACTGTTGCTGTCTGCGTGGTGGTGTCATAAAAAGACCCATACCTTGACCGTTTGAACTCCCGAGGCGGTGGCGCTAATTGCAAGAATTCAACAGATTGCTTTAATGCCGAAATCTGCGATAACGCCTCATTTGCAGTAGCCGCCGCACTGTCTGCTTGGAACTCAAAATCAGTTCCCGTGATGACTTGCAAAGTGTCAACAGTAGCGAATAAAAGCTCAAACTGTCTGATCTGCTGTTGGTCAGTTAGGAATGCAGCAAGCTGATCTCGCGTAAGATTTAACTTGCGGGAAATGGGTGCGGTTGCCATCAGTACGCCAATGATTCAATCTGTGCTTCCAACCGGACATAAGACACATGGGCATCACTATCACCACGGAAACGCTGAATGCGCCAGTTCCTCATGTGGCCTTGTTGAAACCAGGTCAGGCGCTTTTTGGTGTTGCCGATCGTGCCAACCGAGATAAACTTTTCTTGGCTGTATGTCTTGCCATCCAATGAGTAGCTGGTGCTGATTTGCGGATTCTTTCCAAGGGCAATGCTACCCGTAAGGCTAACCAGTTCCAGCTCGTTAAAGATTGCCCCATTGCTTTCGTTGTATACGATCAACGTGCCAAACTCCCAACGGACTTGCTGCCCCCAGTGATGTCCTGTGTCTTGTACCAAGTAACCGATGGAGCTGGATTGCGGGTCGCCTACCAGCCACTTGTCGTAGGCATAGACCATGTTGCGTGCTTTGTATTGGGCAAGTCCCACTAGAGTGCTCACTAAAATAAACCAGACTGGGGTTTGCAAAGCCTCGGATGCAGCCGCATCATAAACAAGGGTCTGGTCAGGCAAATGCACATAAAGATGTTGGTGGCTTTTGTCGTTGCGTGCCTCCAACTTGACCAAGGCCAGTTGCGCTTCTGTGTATTGGAGCAGGATATTGTCAATCTCTTGAGTGCTGACCTTTTGGGTGGTTGCTGATGCGCCTACATAGATGCCTGGTGCCTCATTGCGACCACTGCCTAAAAATGCTATGCGCTCAATGAAAACACAGCAAGCCTGAGTGCCGACCACACCCTTTTGCAACTGGGCACCATCAATCCTTTCGAACGGGAACAGTTCACCACCCGTGTTATCAAATACCTCGACAGTGTTTCTGTTCAGGGCATAGACCTCGTTTCGCAGCTTGAGTAACGCTACCACTGGGTCAGGGTCAACTTCTGAACTTCCATACTTCAACGGATTAACTGACAGAGGATTGGACAGCTCAGTGACAACCAAGAACTCGCCATCAGTGGTCATGAAGTAACCATCGACCCAAACCACATCCAGCACCACCCCAAGGTCAGGGTCAGTCACTTGCGTGAGTGTTGTTCCACTCCAATAAAAAAGATTCTGATCGCTGGCAATAGCCAGCAAGTCAAAACTGTAATCAAAGGTCACGAGTTGGTCCGACACATTACCCACATCGCCTAACACAGTCACCACACCCGCACTGCTAATTTCCACCAGCTTGCTACCCATAACGCGATACAAATCGCCCTGCCAGTTGATACCGCCACGGTCAATGCCTGGCCCTGTGCCATTGGCAACGATGCCATCACCAGGTCGCAAAAATCCATTGCTGATGCCGCTGACCTTCGGCACAGGCACAAGGTTTACTGGGTACGATGTACGCAGCTCTGGAGTGTTGTCGGTGTAAATACCGTTAACGATAGGTATTTGCATTTACTTAGCCTTGTTTCGTGCGCTGATGCGTTTTGCCTTAGCCTGAGCATCTGCCTTTGAAGAAGCACCCCAAGCCCTCAAACTCAACAGCAGGCGGGTAGGCTCACCGTCTTTGTATTCAGGGCCAGGATTGCCACCCATACGGGCCAAGAACGATGCCCTGCGGGGATTGTCACCAGACTTGACTGGAGGCTTCAGATTCATACCTTCGGCCTTTGCAGCGGCACGACCCTTGGCGTTCAAACCACCCTTTGGGTTCTGACCTTCTTTGCGTGCGTAGGCTGGAGTTTTCATCGAAAGCTCTTGATCTTTTCGGCAACCTTTTTGGGCTGCTTTGCAAACTGCTTGCCAGCTTTTGTAGCCTCACGCTTTGCCCGTGTGGTTGCTGCGTACTCTGCTGGGGTCAGGGCTTTGATTGCGTTGGCAGGGAGATACCTCTCGCCCGTTTCGGACGATGGCTTGCCTGACTTAGTGCGCCAATCTTGCGAACCCCAGTCTTTAAGGCTTTTCTGTGGGGCTTTCATTTTTTCTTAGGCGGTGTGTGGGTCAGGTTCTTACTCTGTGCGGTGTGTTTAGCGCCAGTCATCAAAGTTGAGCCTACCTTATGCGTTGGGCCTGTGTATGGTTTTCCGCTTGGTAGATAGTGGGTTTTGACCTTGCTCATTTATAGCCTCCACCTTTTTTCTTGTATTCCACTGCTAACAGTTGTGCTTTACGGGCTGACCATTCATTGGGGTCGCCGCCCTTTGTCCCTGCCTTGATTTTCTCAAACAGGGCTTTCCGCATGGTTGGCTTTGTGTAGTTGCCAGCCGCATTGACTGTGGACTTGGGCTTGGTTGCCATTATGCTGCCACACCTTTGAAAACTTCAAAGTTGAATACTGGAGTTTCTGTGGTCGTGCCGCCAGTAGTGCGGAATGTGATGTTAAAACTACCCGCAGTCACAGCCGTTACCATCAAGTCATACAAATCTGTTCCTGATTTTTGGCACAGAAGAATCACATCGGTTGCCGCCACGGTGCTGTTTGTCACAGTGAAAGTTGTTGCCGTTGTTGTACCTGCTGCGCTAACTAACGTGATTGCGCCACAGATTTTGTTCAATGTCACGCCTGTGGTGCGACTTGTTAATTGAGCAACTGCACCACCTGCGCCTGTGACATAGCCTACGCCAGCAGTTCCAGAAGATGTGACTGCTCCGGAGACTGATAGGCTTGTGCCTGCAGCTACGCCAATAACGGGGGAGACGAAAGTTGGGCCAGTAAATGTGCCCGTGCTGACTGTTGGATTAGTGATCGTTGGCGTTGTGAGAGTCGGACTTGTCGCAAAAACCAATAGCCCTGTACCTGTATCATCGGTCATTGCCGCTAACAAATTGGCGCTTGATGGGGTTGCCATCCAATTTTGCACACCAGCGCCGTAAACTGCTTCTGAGTTGATTTGATACCACGAATTTGTGGATTCATAAAACCTAAGCGATGTGGCTGTGCCTGCAGCCAATGAGGTCACACCTCCATATATTGCGCTTGCGCCATTTAAGGCAATGGTCAACGAACTAATTTCTTGCGTTGTCGTAATCAGTACCGAAGTGCCATCAGGCACGCCAGTGTTCAATGGCAAGGTAATCGTGCCCGTTGCCAGCGTTCCAGCAGGCTGCAAAAGCATCCACTGGTCATTACTGACAGGAGTCGGGACAGTAATGTTGAAGCCATTACCAGGCACAAAAAGATTGACCGCCAAGGTGGGCGATGCAAAAGTCTGCTGGAAAAACGTCAGCAGCGAACCAATCGAAGTGCGTCTTGCATCCCCGTTGTTTGGTGAATAAACCGGAAGCTGGTCGCCGCTTGAAATCGTGTTCAGGACTGGCAGTTGATTGATCGTTGGCATGATTGTCCTTAGTTGTATTCAATAGGGCCATCAGGCCCAGCGTTCACGGGGAAATAAGGCGGCCTAACATAAGGGTTATCGTAAATGCGCCAAGGCTTGTTACCAGCACCTGCGGGCATTGTTCCAGGCAGTTGCTGTTCAAGCGGGAATGTGGCTCGTTGCAGCAGGATGTCGTAACCCTGCTTGGCAGTGGTCTTGGTCTCAATCATCACTGTCTTGCCGTAACTAGGGGCAAGCCTGATGCCTAGACTACAGATGATGGCCTCGTAAGCCGAATCAGGCACATTGGTTTCTTCATCTAAGTCGCTGTCCTGCGGGCTGGATGGCAAAGGGTAGCCCAGACGGATGCCCTTAGCGTTCCAGTCTGCCATCATTGCGTCAAGGCGGCGCAGGGCAGATTCAAGTTGCTCGGGCTGCAAATCGAACACATAAGACGCAAGGCCGATTTCTTCAAAGGCTGCGCTTATGAATTGTCGTTTTGTGTATCCCATGTCATTCGCCTCCAGGCTTATAGCCTATTTTATCCCAATATGTTTTGTAATTTTTGGAAAAATCTTCTGCATCTTTTGGATTGTCAAATGGAATGAACTCACGCCGCTTCATTGCAACATCGAAAGCAGACTTTCCATAATCTTTTAAATTACCGTCCTCTTCTTGCATAACAGTTGGAAATACATAATATTTCCCATCTGATTCTCCCCATGCCATTTTATGAGTTGCAACCTGATTTTCACCTTCTTTTAGCGT